TCGTCTGATATGTGGCGATGCCCTCAAGGCGGACACCTACAACACCCTGATGGGCGAGGAGACGGCCGATGCCGTCTTCACCGACCCGCCCTATAATGTCCCCATCGCCGGCCATGTGTGCGGGCTGGGGTCGGTCCGGCACGACGAGTTCGTGATGGCCTCTGGTGAGATGAGCGCGGCCGAGTTCCGCAGCTTTCTGGACACGATGTTCGCGCGCCTCAAGGGGGCCAGTCGGCCCGGCGCCATCGCCTTCGTGTGCATGGACTGGCGTCACATAGCCGATCTCATTCAATCCGGCGAGGCCGGGCTCGGGCCTGTGAAAAATCTGTGCGTCTGGGACAAGCAGGCCGCCGGCATGGGATCGCTCTATCGCTCCCAGCACGAGCTGGTCGCCGTCTTCCGCCATGGCAATGCCCCGCACCGCAACAATGTCCAGCTGGGCCGGCAGGGGCGCCATCGCAGCAATGTGTGGGCCTATCCCGGCGTTCATGCGCGCCGGGCGGATCTCAAGCTTCATCCGACCGTGAAGCCGACCGCCATGGTCGCCGATGCCATCCGCGACGTGACCGCCCATGGCGATCTGGTGCTCGATCCGTTCGGCGGATCCGGCGCCACGCTACTGGCGGCCGAGGAGACCGGCCGGCGCGCCGCGCTGGCCGAGCTGGACCCACGCTATGTCGATCTGATCGTCCGGCGCTTTGAGGAGGCGACGGGGAAGAAGGCCGTGCTGGCGAACACCGGGGAGACAATCGAGGACGCGCACTGGCGGCGCGCCATCGAGGAGGACCAGGAATGAGCAAGGACAAGGACTACGAGGTCGGCTATGGCAAGCCGCCCCGGCACACCCGGTTTAAGAAAGGCCAGTCGGGAAATCCCAAGGGGCGGCCTAAGGGCGTGAAGAATTTCCGCACCGATCTCATGGAAGAACTTACCGAAACGATCGAGGTGCGCGAGAACGGCAAGCCGGTGGTGTTGTCCAAGCAGCGCCTGCTGCTCAAATCCATCACGGCAAAAGCCCTCAAGGGCGATGCGCGGGCGGCGGACACGCTGGTGCGCCTGATCGGCCAGCATCTCGGCCTGCCCGAAGAGGGCCCCGACGAGCCGGTCCTGAGCGCGGATGACGCGGCGATCCTGGACAACTTCATCAAGCGGAGGAGTTCGACATGATCCACGACATCGATGCCTTCGACGCGGCATTGCGCACGGACTTTGCGAGCTTTCTTCAAAGGACGTTCCGCGAGCTGGAGCCGGGCGGCGAACTGTCGCCAGGCTGGCATCTCGACGCGATCGCCTGGAAGCTGGACCAGGTTCGCCAGGGCAGGATCAAGCGCCTCTTGATCACCATGCCGCCGCGTTCGCTCAAATCCATGACGGTCTCGGTGGCCTTTCCCGCCTATCTGCTTGGCCACGACCCGACCTGCCGCGTGATCACCGCCTCCTATGGCGAGGATCTGTCCGGCAAGCATGCCCGCGATTGCCGCACGGTCATGCAGTCACCCTGGTATCGCCGGGTGTTTTCCGGCACGCGCATCGCGCGCAACCGCGCTGCCGAACATGATTTCCAGACCACCCGCCATGGCGGCCGGTTGTCGACCACGGTGGGCGGGGCGATGACCGGGCGCGGCGGGGATATCCTGATCATCGACGATCCCATCAAGGCCGGCGATGCGCTGTCGGATACGCGCCGCAAGGCGGTCAATGACTGGTTCTCGAACACCGCGCTGACCCGTCTCAATGACAAGCGCACCGGCGCCGTGATCGTTGTCATGCAGCGCCTGCACGACGATGATCTGGCCGCCCACCTCCTCGCGCAAGGCGGCTGGGATCATCTCGATCTGCCCGCCATCGCCCAGAGCGATGAACGCATCGAGATCGGCGCGGGTCGTTTTCATGAACGCAAGGCCGGCGAGGCGCTCCAGCCGGATCGCGAGCCGCTGGACACCCTTGGGGAAATCCGCCGCAATATGAGCGCGTATGATTTTTCCGCCCAGTATCTGCAGCGCCCGGTCCCGCTGGACGGCAATCTGGTCCGTCCCGAGTGGCTGAAACCCTATGACCGGCTTCCCGAGGAGAGCGAAACGGACCCCCGTGCCCGGATCGTGCAAAGCTGGGATCTGGCCGTCAGCGACAGCACCGGCGCGGACTATTCGGTCTGCATAACCGCGCTGGTGCGCGGCAAACGCATCTGGGTGCTCGACGTCTATCGCGACCGGATCAACTATCCCGCCCAGAAGAAGAAGCTGATCGCGCTGGCCCGGGACTGGCAGGCCGATGTCGTGCTCGTCGAAAAGGCCGCCAACGGGACCCCGCTCCTGGACGATCTTCGACAGCTGGATGTGGCCGGCGTGCCCACGCCGATCGGCGTGCCGGTCAAGGGGGCGAAAGTCGAACGCCTCATGGTGCAAACGAGCCGGCTGGAAGCCGGCGATGTCATGCTGCCGGCGAAGGCGGACTGGCGGACCGCTTTCCTGCACGAGCTGGCCGCCTTTCCCAATGCTCGCAATGACGACCAGGTCGATGCGCTCAGCCAGCTCATGGCCTGGACGGAACGAGCCGCCCGTGACCACGGCATCGCAACATTCACCGAACTCATCTACCTCGACCGCTGAGCGGGAACGTCGAGGCCGTCGGTGCGGCCGACACGGTTTGCACACCCTGTCCGGTTTCCCGGTGGACTTGCCGGCCCGCCCAAGCGGTCATGCCCATCCGCTGGATCGGGAGGGCAGATATGAGCGATCGACTATCCGACATGCTGGGCGAGGCCCTGCGGCTGACGCGCGAACTGGAGGATGAGATCGATACGCCGTCCCTGCGTTCCCGCCTGGTCGGGCTGGAAGCGCTGATCGAGCAGGCTCGCGCCATCGCCCCGCCACTGCGAACGGCCGCGATCACACCGGGCACCAAACGCGCTGCGCTGATCGCCTGGCTGCAACAGCCCGGCGGGGCCACCGCCGAGGAGATCGAGACCGCCTTCGGCTGGTCGGCGGGCGCCCTCTCCGCCGTTCTCTCCGGCCTGCGGCGCGATGGCTATCGCCTGACCCGGTATCGCCGAAGCGGCGATCGGCGGTCCACCTACCGGATCGAATAAACCCACCCCTGGGACTGGACTTCGCCGCCTGCCCAAGCGTGCATGGGCATACCGCCCGGCCTTGTGCGCCGGGCTTGTGCCGGTGCCAGGCCCCGCATCCCGCAGGCCGACGAACCGGAGACCCACCATGCCCCAACTCACAAAAACCCATATCGCCGTCCTTGACGCCCTGAGCCAGGCCGACGGGCCGGTGCACGCCGACGCCCTCGGTGCCCTGCCCGTAAAAGGCAAGGCGCGCGAGAAACAGATCGCCCACCTCGCCGAACAGGGGCTGCTTGTCTCGGGCGAGGACGGGATCAGCCTCACCGATATCGGCCGCGCCGCCCTGGCCCCGCCCGCGGCTTCAGCCGACACGCAGGCCGAAACGCAAGCCGAGACTCCATCCCCGGCACCGGTGGACCCGAGCAAATCCACCAGCACGAAGAAGACGCGCAAGAAGGACCAGCTGATCGCCCTGCTTCAGGCCGAGGCGGGCGCCACCGTGCCGGACATCGCCGCCGCCCTGGACTGGCAACCGCACACAACCCGGGCCGCGCTGACCGGGCTCAAAAAGGCAGGGCACACGATCGACAAACTGCCACCGCTCCAGGGCAGCCGGTCCTCGCGCTACAAGCTCGTGGAGCCCGCCTGATGGCGCGTGGCAAGCGATCGGTCGATATCGATCTGGACGGCCTGGTCCATCAGCCGCGCAGCGCGCTGGTGGACCTCTGGCAGGAGGCCTTCGACGAACAACCGCCGCGCGGTCTCCGCCAGGCCTTCCTGGCCCGCCTTCTCGCCTACGACCTCCAGGTCCGGGCGCGGGGCGGGCTCAGCCCGCGCCTCGTCAAAAGGCTCCAGGCGATGGCGGCCGGTGAAACACCCAGCCCCGCCGCCCCGCAGCTCAGACCCGGCGCCCAGCTCCTGCGCACCTGGAATGGCGTCACCCACCGGGTCGACGTGGTGGAAGACGGCTATCGCTATCGCGGCGAGACCTACCGCTCGCTTTCCGCGATCGCGAAGCGGATCACCGGCGCCCACTGGTCCGGCCCGCGCTTCTTCGGGCTGGTCTCGCGCAGCAGGGCATCGTGACGGACAAACGCCGCACCCTTCGCTGTGCCATCTACACCCGCAAATCCTCCGAGGAGGGGCTGGACCAGGACTTCAACTCGCTGGACGCCCAGTTCGAGGCGTGTGCGGCCTTCATCGCCAGCCAGAAGGCGGAGGGCTGGAGGCTCGTGCCGGAACGCTATGATGATGGCGGCATCTCCGGCGGCACGCTGGAGCGGCCGGCTATCCAGCGCCTGATGGGTGATGTGGATGCCGGCCGTATCGACATGATCGTGGTCTACAAGATCGACCGGCTGACCCGGTCGCTCGCCGACTTTGCCCGCCTGGTCGACCGGCTCGATGCGGCCAACTGTTCCTTCGTCTCGGTCACCCAGGCGTTCAACACCTCCACTTCGATGGGCCGGTTGACGCTGAATGTGCTCTTATCCTTCGCCCAGTTTGAGCGCGAGGTCACATCCGAGCGCATTCGCGACAAGATCGCGGCGTCCAAGAAGAAGGGGATGTGGATGGGCGGGGTGACCCCGCTGGGTTATGACGTGGCGCGCCAGGACAATCAGCGCGGCCTGGTGATCAACACCGGCGAGGCCGAGCATGTCCGCACCATCTTCACGCTCTACGACGAACACGAATGCCTCGCCACGGTTTCCCGGAAAGCCAAGGACCTCGGCATCCGCTCGAAACGCCGCGCCTTTAAAAGCGGTGTGCGTTGGGGCGGCGCCGTGCTTTCCCATGGCGCCATCCATGCCATCCTGACCAACCCGGTCTATGCCGGTCGTATCCGCCACAAGCATCAGATCCATGAAGGTCTGCATGCGGCCATCATCGATGAGGCCCTGTGGACCCGCGTTCAGGACAAGCTCCAGGCCCATG